TATGTTACAAAAAGTAAAATTTGCACCAGGATTTAATAAACAAGTTACATCGACAGGTGGTGAAAGCCAATGGGTCAATGGTGATAATGTTCGTTTTAGATATGGCACACCTGAAAAAATAGGTGGTTGGTCACAATTAGGATCTGTTCAGATAACAGGTAGAGCAACTGCTATACACCATTTTGTAAATACGTCAGGTATTAAGTACGCTATCTTAGGGACAAACAGAATTTTATATGCATACTCTGGTGGTATATTTTATGACATACACCCTATTAAATCTACAACGACTTTAACAAATGCATTTAGTACAACTAATGGATCAAAGACTGTAACAATAACTTTTGCATCAGCACACAATATAAATAAATTTGACATTATATTATTAGATAACCTCACCGCTATAACCAACTCTGGTTTTACATCATCAGATTTTAATGACAAAAAATTTATGGTAACATCAATACCAACAGATACTACACTTACAATAGAAATGGATTCTAACGAGTCTGGTTCTGGCGCGTCTACATCCGGTGGTATAAGAGTACAACATTATTATTCTGTTGGACCAGCAGTTGAGGTTGCATCTACAGGTTGGAGTCTTGGATCATGGGGCGGGCAACAAGCAGGTCAGTTCACATCTACACTATCGTCATCGATAAACGCCAGTGTTACAAGTTTAACAATGGCTAGTTCATCTTCATTTCCATCATCAGGTACAGTATTAGTAGATAACGAGTTAATCACTTACACAGCTAATGATAATAGTGGGACTTTATCTGGTTTAACAAGAGGTGCATCAGGGACAACAGCAGCTACACACTCCTCTGGAGCGACAGTAACAGATGCATCAAACTTCTTTGCATGGAACGCTGCAGCATCGGGAGATATCGTAACTGCACCCGGACTTTGGTCTTTAGATAATTTAGGTAATAAACTAATTGCTACAATAAATGGCGGTGAAAGTTTTGAGTGGGATTCAAATCCTACAGGAGCAAACAACACAAGAGCAACTATTATAACAGGAGCACCGACTGCTTCAGCATTTAGTTTAGTATCTACTCCAGACCGTCACTTAATATTTTTTGGAACAGAAACAACGATTGGAACTAAATCCACACAAGACCCTATGTTTATAAGATTCTCTTCTCAAGAGGATATCAATACGTATACACCAAGTGCAACTAACACTGCGGGTACACAAAGACTTGCAGATGGATCTAAACTTGTTGGAGCAATCAGAGGTCGTGATGCAATTTACATTTGGACTGATACCGCATTATTTATTATGCGTTTTGTTGGTCCACCATTTACATTCTCATTTCAACAGGTTGGTACAAACTGTGGATTAATCGGACAGAACGCAGCTGTTGAGGTTGATGGTACAGCTTATTGGATGTCAGAAAATGGTTTCTTTAGATACACAGGTAAACTAGAATCATTACCATGTTTAGTTGAAGATCATGTTTACGATGATATTAACACTACACCTAAACAACACATCAATGCAGGACTTAATAACTTGTTTGGTGAAGTTATATGGTTTTATCCAAACTCAGGTTCTGGTGTTGTTAACAGGATGGTAGCATATAATTATCTAGACTCAAGTCCCGAGCGACCAGTGTGGACCACAGGTACATTAGCGAGAACAGCATGGGAAGACTCTGCTATATTTGGTAAACCACATGCAACAGAATATGACTCAAGTGCAGAAACAGCAGACACAGATGTTAACTACGTTCATGGTAATACAGATGGTGCATCAACATATTACGAACATGAAACTGGTTTAAATCAGGTTAAAGGAGGACAAACAACTGCTATTACAGCAAACATAGAGTCTGGTAGTTTTGACATTGGTTCACAAGGTTTAAATGGTGATGGTGAGTTTATGATGAAAATAAGAAGAGTGATACCAGATTTTTTATCACAAACAGGTGATGCAAGGGTAACATTAAATTTAAAAGATTTTCCTAATCAAACAAAAGCTAGTTCTTCTTTAGGTCCATTTACAATTACTAGTAACTCAACTAAAATAGACACACGTGCCAGAGCTAGAGAAATATCTTTAAAAGTAGAAAATACTAGCACTAGTCAGTTTTGGAAATTAGGAACATTTAGAATAGACTATCAACCGGATGGTAGAAGATAATGCCATTAAATAAAAAAGGTAAAAAGATAATGGGTTCTATGAAAAAACAATATGGTAAGAAAAAAGGTGAGCAGGTTTTTTATGCATCATTAAATAAGAAAAAAATTAAAGGAGTTAAAAAAGCATAATGGCTAGAATAGTACAAGCATTAACACAACCAGCAGAGGATTACGATCAACAGATACAACAATCATTTGTTAGAGATGTAGATAGTATTGTGCAAAAATTAAACACAACGTATCAACAAGATTTAAAAGACGAGGCAGAGGCGGAGGCTTTTTTCTTTGGCTAATTCATTTGTAAATAAAAAAGTAGATCTAACCACTACATCTGCTACGACACTATATACAGTGCCGACGGCAACCACTGCTATCATAAAATCTATATTGGTATCAGAAGATTCTGGAAATGCAGATACAATTACAGTGACCATCACTGATACTAGCGATAATGTATTTAGCTTATTTAAGACAAAGTCCATATCAGCAAATGGCACAATAGAATTATTATCAGCACCTTTAGTATTGGAAGAAAGTGAGATACTAAAAGTGACTGCAGCTACAGCAAATAGACTACATGTGGTTCTTTCGGCCCTACAATCTAAGCCTAGAGAGGTTACAACATAGTCTTGATTTACTTGTGAAAAACGAGTAATACTGTAAATTCAGGTGAAATTCCTGCCTTTTTAAAATAAACAACATTTAACATATATGATTAATAGAGCAAAAATGCCAAGACAGTTGCGTAATAAAGGCGGAATTACAAATGTAGTTCCAAGAGAAAAGTATGGTCTTGGTAGTAAATTAAAAGAACGATTTAGAAAACTTATACCGAATGAATTAGCAGATGTTGCCGTTAAAGCTGCACCGTTTGTTGCACCATTTAATCCAGCGATTGCAGGATTAATGAGAGGTATAGGTCGATTTGATCAAAGAGGTAGTTTGTCTGATGCGTTTAAACAAGGTGTAGCTACAGCTGGACTAGGTGTTGGTGCAAGAGCATTAGGTGGAGCAACAGATATTATGGGCGGTGGAATTAGAGGTGGTCTTACATCTCCGTTAAGCCCTGATAGAACAACTGCTGTTAAAGATTTTTTTAGTCCTAAAGATAAAAAAGAAACAGACTTTATTAAAAAAATTACTGGAGATGCTAAAAAAGATGTTGGTTTAAAATCAATGAGAGATGCAACTGGATTATTTAAAGATGTGCCAATATTAAAAGACTTACCTAGTATAGTTCAACAACAGATATTAGTTGGCGGTGCATCGGGAGCAGCGACTTATATCTATCAAGCATTTTTAGCAGAGGAGCCACCTCAAGAGGAAGGTGAAACATATGATCAATATAGAGAACGAAGAAGAGAAAATGTCGGTAGAAAAATGTTAGCCTATTTTGATAATTATTTTAAATTTGATAAGGAATATTCGTCTATGACTCCTGAACAAAAAAAGGCTTTTGTTGATAGATTTAATGCTAAAAAGGGTGGCATGCCAACGGGTATTATGAGAACAAATAAAGCTGGAGTCATGGAACGAGACTACAGAGACAAGGGTGGATTTGTACCTGTAGGTATTAAAGAAAAAGCAGATGACGTACCAGCTATGTTATCTAAGAACGAATTTGTAATGACAGCTGACGCGGTTCGAGGAGCAGGCAACGGTAGCATTGAAAAGGGAGCACAAAGGATGTATGATACAATGAAAAAATTAGAGAAAAGAGTAGTGTAATGGAAAAAGGAATACTAGCACAATTAGCTATAAAATTAGCAAGACAAAAAAATCCAGAGGGTAGATTAACTAATGAGGATATTAAAGAAGCTATGTCTGAATTAAAAAGTTTAATTGAAAATTTACCATCTAAATCTATGATGATGGATACCACTACAGGAATGGGTGCTAACATTACTAGAACAGAAGAAGCTAAAGGTGGCAGAATAGGTTATCAGACAGGTGGTGTTACAGAACAAAGAACATTACCACCAGAGTTTGTAGAAGCAGCACAGAAAACATTTTTAACAGATTTATCTAGACAAGCTGGCATACCAACAATTACCACAGCTGTTCAACAACAACCAGGTGAGACAGCAGAGCAGTTTGCAAATAGACAAGCACAAGCACAACAGTTTGGAATTACTAAAGCTGGTATGGCAGAACTTGCACCAAAAGTTGCAGCACAAGATGCATTACAAACAGCAGCAAGAACACAAGCGGTAGATCCAACTACAGGGCTTGGAGCGTTTCAGCCATTCTTAACAAAAGCAGGGACAGCAGCGGATGCAGCGGCAGGGTTAACTGGCCCTATGACAGCAGCACAACAAACTGCGTACACGTCACCTTTTCAACAACAGGTTATAGATACAACTCTTGCAGAGTTTAACAAACAAGCTCAGATGAGAGAAAACCAATTAGCAGCGCAAACATTAGGTGTGCCTGGTGCATTTGGTGGAGGCCGTGAAGGTGTGCAAAGAGCCGAGTATCAGGCGGCAAGTGACATGAACAGAGCAAGATTATTAGCAGACTTAAGACAAAAAGGTTTCCAACAAGCAGCGACTGCAAGGCAACAAGACCTTGCTAATCAAATGGGTATCTCTCAACTTCAATCAGGTTTAGGTGGTGCAGCACAAGACTTTGCTAGAGCACAGATATCTGGTCTTGGCACATTAGGTGCAGCACAGCAGGCACAAACTCAAGCTGAACTAGATGCAGCGAGACAAACAGCGGCTATGGCAGTAGAAGATCCAAGAAGAAGATTAAGTATGTTTGGTCAAGGTATATCAGGATTAACACCTGGAGCTGGTACAGTTGAAATAATGCCTACTCAAGCTGGAGGAGCAGCAGGACCTAGTCCTTTAATGCAGGCACTAGGTGTCGGGTTAGCAGGTGCTGATATCTACGGCAGAATCTTTGGAGGTAGAAAAACTACATAATGAGTAGAATATTAAAAAGACCAATGTTTAGAAGAGGCGGGTCTACTAATACAGGTATCATGT